GTGCAAACTATTGACCCGCAAGGATTTATCGACTACGAAGAGTACGGCTTCGAGGGGAACAGTGGCACAGTATTAAACAAGAGTAAGTTCCTCGAAGGACTGAGACTCAAGGCGTCGGTTTATCACGCAGCTCAATATGCAGGTGTAGGCAGAACCACTGTATATCGTTGGCTAGATCAAGATCCGGTCTTTGCCCAAGCTGTAGCTGACGCCACTGAGGACGCAGGGGATAAGATGGAGACCAGCGTTTACGAGCGCGCCTTCAACGACAATCTCCTGGCCATGTTCTGGCTCAAGGCTCACCGGCACAAGTTTCGAGATAAGACCGTGATCGACATCAACGTGGTGCAGAATGAGATTAATGAGAGAATGCAGGGGCTAGGACTGAAACAACTGCCGCCAATGATACCTGAACTCACGGAGAGTGCTATTGATACGGCGTGCTCGCAGTCTACTGAAGATGCGCATAGGCACGCAATTCCCGCCCCTTCCTCACAATCAGCAAAAAGAGACGAATAACAGGCGCGCGGATTTAGCCCTATAATTAGCGGTAACTACAACGCTTACTAGGGTTAACCCTGCACGGGAAACCCTTAACATAGTGGCTATTATCAGCCTCGCAATAGGTGGTAGCCGTCGGTAGTCGCCACTACTATAGGTAGTACCGTATTGCGCCCTACGTGATACCGTGTTACGGTAATCACTATGGGCAAGCAATACAACATACACTCTGTACGGGTTGATGATGAGGTGTGGGCGAGGGTTAAGTCCAGCAATACCAGCGTTAATCAATTATTACGTAAGGCACTTGACCTACCCTGGGTACAGACCAGGCGCGTTGATAACGATAACGATATAGGTAGCACGGTAACACGTCATACTGTAGTACCTAGCCCACGAGTTGGACGCGCGCCCTTACTCCGGCCCAGCCAGAAGAAGCATTAGACCCCCCCCCCTGCCGGGAGGTGGGTTTTTAGGTAAGGGAGGTGCGGGCGGGGGCGAATCTGCGAATTTTAATTTTATCAAATGAGCAAAAAGGTTAAACAGGGTTGTCCGTGGCGGTGATGACGGGTAACGGTAGTCGTTGGTGGTCAGTTGCGACAACTTTCTCCCTCGGCATCCATCGCCCACAACTTAATCATCACGGCGCAGGATTTATCGTCGAGGGACTGGATTGCCGGGATTAGGATCGCCGCTGATTGCGGCACTTAGCAGTCTTTGATGGGTATGACGAGGGGCCAGAGGAGAAGGGTGTCAGAGGTCATTGCGGGAATGCCTGCACAAATCTAACGAACTGAATTACGGTGGTGACTACCAGTACGCTGAAGCACGCGATTAGTAATGGATAGGCCCAACGCTTCTTTGATTTCTGTTGTTCGGGACCGTTTGGGCGCAGTAATACAGGGATGACCATGCCGATAACGATAAGCACCACCGAATACTGAAATAAGGCGAACCCGAAGTCCAGCATTGTCATAATCCTCAATTTTACCACCAATCTCTAATCTTCAGTTGTGTTAAACTGACCGATCATGGATAACGAAACCACCAACTCGAACCTACGGACTTACTTGATTAATCAGGGGCGGTACCGAGGGCTAAACGCAATCGCTTGCGCAAAATGCTGGTACGCCGAACTGGAAAGTGAGGGTGTTCCGACGTGCGGAGGGCAACACGAGAGCGTCGTTGCGCCGGAAATGAACACCAGTTTAATCGCGGTGTTAAAGGGCACACCGACTCCGATGGCGAAAATCGGTACCAAGTACCGGGAAGTTGACAGTAAGAGGGTTCCTAAGTTTTGGATGACGGCGATCTAAGTAGTCCATGCCCCTCAGCACGAAATTCCGCCGCAAACAACCCGTCCTCGGCCCCGATTGGACGCAATGGCCTATCGAAGCCCAGGTTGCCCTGCGTGATTACCTTAGATCACTGGATAAACCCGGTGAGCAGTTCAAGCAGACCTACCGCAACAACCCTGTAGCCTTCGCAATGGACTGTATCGACTGGCGTGGCGACTCACTGACTGAATATCAGCAGGAAATCCTGGCAGCAATACCAGTCAAGCGCCGCGTTGCTGTTCGCGGACCTCATGGACTCGGGAAAACCTGTCTCGCCGCTATCTCGCTACTGCATTTCGCCACTACTTACGACGGTGAAGACTGGAAAGTGCCCACCACTGCCTCCGCTTGGCGTCAGCTTACTGACTTCTTCTGGCCGGAGATTCATAAATGGGCGGCGCGTATCAAGTGGGATAAGGTGGGCAGACCGCAATTCACTCAACTGGAGTTGCAAACCCTTCTATTACGACTGAAATCAGGTCGCGCTTTCGCAATGGCCTCATCCGAAGACGAGTTAACCGAGGGTGCGCACGCCGATCATCTCCTCTACATATTCGACGAAGCCAAAGCCATCCCCGCCGGTCGTTGGGACGCCGCTGAAGGAGCATTGATGACGGGTGATACTTACGCTCTTGCAATCTCCACTCCTGGTGAGCCGCAGGGACGCTTCTATGATATCCATACACGCAAACCGGGCTACGAAGACTGGTGGGTGCGGCATGTCACGGTTCAGGAATGTATCAAGGCGGGCCGGATCACTCAGCGAGACGTTGACCAGCGGGCGCGACAGTGGGGCGAGGATTCGGCGGTGTTCAAGAACCGCGTCTTAGGTGAATTCTGCGAGTCGTCAGAAGATTGCATCATCCCGCTTGCCTGGGTGGAACTAGCCAACGATCGGTGGCGCGAGCGAATCCGTCTCAAAACTCCCAACTGGAACTGGATTGACGGAGCGAAACGGGGCGAGTGGCCCGCTTGGGAATGGGCCAGTGAGGCGTTCGTCGAAGAACTGACAGCATTGGGAGTGGATGTCTCCCGCTCCGACAACGGCGATAAGACTTCACTCGCGCGCCGACAGGGCCAGACCGTCACCCAGCTCGACCGTCTCTCCGTTGCCGACACAATGCCCATCGTCGGGCGAGTCAAGGGAATTCTGGAACGCTGGGTACGGGCCTATGCGCAGATCGACGTGATCGGTATCGGCTCCGGCCCGGTGGATAGGTTGAGAGAGATGTTTCCCGTGAAACGTATCGAGGCATTCAACGCGTCGGAGTCCACGGAGATGAAAGACAGAGCGAAGGAGTTACAGTTTTCCAATAAGCGCAGCGCGGCCTGGTGGCACATGCGGGAACTTCTCGATCCGGCCTACGACTCCGATATCGCCCTGCCGCCCTGTGACATTCTTACCGGCGATCTCACCGCCCCTCATCGCGGCAAGGACACCAGTAGCGGCAAAATCACAGTGGAACCTAAGAAGGACATCCGCAAACGTCTGGGCCGCTCTACCGACGACGGCGATGCGGTAGTGATGGCATTCTTTCCCAAGAAGAAAGCTCCCCCAGTCACCGACGCTTACAGCTACAGCTATCAGGAGTACGCTTGAACAAAACTACCTCCCTCTCGCCCGCTTGTGCTACAGTGCGCCCTAACTAAAGGAGATTCCGCATGGACGTAGCTAAGAACTTTGCCAAGGGAACACTGACACAGGGGTATGACGATGAAGCAACCAGTATTGTATTGGTCGCGGGCGACGGTGTACGCTTCCCTTCCGTTCCCTTCAACGCAACCTGGTGGAACTCAACTGACTTTCCCGATCCTTCCGATGATCCGAACCGCGAGATTGTCCGTGTTACCGCAATTTCCACTGATACGCTGACCATCACTCGCGCACAAGAGAACACACCAGCGCTGGAGCATCAACTCGAAGGCAAGGTTTACAAACTAATTGCGGGGCTGACGGCCAAGGTGATTAACGACGAAATGCTGCCAGTTACACGGGTTAGCACTAACTACGAAATCGACGTGGCGGGCAGTTTAGCGATCGATACCGGAGAGAGTTTTACGGTCAGCGCTGCCGGGGCCGGTGGCTTACGACTTAACGCAAATGCCATCGGAGTAGTGCTCGACATGTCCGGCACGGCGGCGGCGCTGGGCGACGTTGATGAGAACAACAGCGGAGTAGCGCTGATCGCCGACGACAATCTCGGACAGGTCAGCGTGCGGGGTAAGTTCGGTACTAACCAAAACGCTTCCGCCTCCGGCCCGGTGGGTACTGTTGTTGCTAAACTTCCAATCCACAACCTTGCTGGAACTCTAGTCGGCTACATTCCGATCTACGACTCGATCACATGAGCTACGGTTCAACAGCACTAGCTTCTACCGCCATTGCCTCCATCGTGGGAGCAAAGCAAACCTTTTTCTCTAACTGGGAGGAGATGGACGTAGGGACGTACAGGCGCACGGCTGAGTATCTCGGCGACGCCGAATGGTATGAGGTTATAGCTATTGGACTCCCATTTGAGCCACCCCGTCGCGTAATCCGCATCTATACGCACAATGATCCAGGCGAAACCCCGCAACTTCAGGTCACGGTGGGTGAAGCATTCTATAGT